ATCTAAAGCTTGCTTAAGTTCAGTAGCGGCTTGATTATCAGTTAGTAGTTTATCTGCATCAACTTTTAATTCCTGTGCATCTAATAATGCGCCTTGTTTAGCATCTAAAGTAATGTCTGAAGTTAATTTTGATACTTGTTTATCAACTAGTAATTTGTCTGCATTTACTTTTAAGCCTTGTTTAGTTTTAAGTGAAGTAGCTCCAGCTATATCTAAAGCTTGCTTAAGTTCAGTAGCAGTCTGGTTAGTTACTAGACTAGTCTGTGCATCAGTTTGTAATTCCTGTGCATCTACTAGCGAACCTTGTTTACCGTTTAGTGTTACATCACTATCGACTTTAGCTTGTTGCTTAGTTAGTAAAGTAGCTTCTTCATTAGCTTTATTCATACTAAGTGTAAAACTAACTGCTTGGTCTAATGTACTTTGTAACGCTCCTAAGTATACCGTAGCGTAATCAGTACCTGTAATCCTACCTGCAGTAAATTGAGCTTCTAAATGCAAAGTGACAACTTGCACTAATTTGTCAAAATTGCCAGTTCCATTTATTGCAGTAGTAGCGTTAGATAAAGTACTGTAAGTTATATCAGCCATAATAATTTATTTAATAGTTAAGCATCACCCCTAGCAGTTTGACTTGCTGCTAATTTATCTACTTCCTTTTGAGTCAAATCAGGTAAAACCTGTACATTATACTTTTTAGATTGATATGGTTGCAAAATAGTATCGCCATTGGCTGTTTTAACAGACTTAAATTTTTGCATTTCTGCATTAGCAATCTGATTATAAATAATATTAGGTACATGCCATCCTTCTTCATTATTAAATGGTACATACTTTTTAATAGCTTTTCCATTATTTACTGCACTGCATAAAACTGTGAATACTAGTCCTGCGTGACCAGACATTTCAGGATCATTTGGTATGACTATAATTCTTTTTAGATGTAAACATTTCTCTTCTAAAGTCATTACAGGCTTCTTTTTAACCTTAGCAGGACGTACAGGCGAAGGTAACACAGCTACAGGTACTTTAGTATCATTTTTATCTACATCGTCTTGTAGCGTTTTTCTAAGCTTAATTGAATTAGTTTTATGATGCATCTTGATGCCTCGGCCAGTTAATTCTGCTTTAACATCTTCAATATCCATATTTTCAATATCCATAATTTTTTATTACATAGTTTATATAATTCTCCCATTACTCAAAGCTTTATTGCAATGAGTAACAGGAGAACATTTACTTAATGATTACTCGCTTTTAGTCCAAATAACACCTAAGCGTTCTGGGCGCATAGCGAGAAAACCATAGTACCACTTGATACTATAGAATCCTTTTTCACCATAAGGATCAGCTAAATCTGAAATTTCCCTTCCAGGCTTTTTATGGTTAATAACGAATTTAACACTTTTACCGTCAGTTTGGAAACCAACAGTAGTAAACGCGCCATCACCAACAACAAGCATAGGATAAATATCTATATTAGCTGCTCCCTTTCCTTCGCCATATTGCATTTCAGGAACTACGACAATGCGAAATTGGTCAATGGTACCAATTTCACCATTTAACACATTACCTGCATCAGCATATTTCTCTACGCTAACAAGAGCAGGATTACTGTGTAAATCGGCCATAGCCCGTAAAGCAGGAATTAATTCAGAACCAATATACATAACACGTCCACCATTAATAGTTTTAGTGTCAGTCATACGGGAACCTGAAATAATCTTAGTTTGCTTAGGAGTCTTATTATCATCTAAAGCAATAGATAGACGCATAAGATCTTTATACCTAACTAAACCATTTACAGAAGCTTTAGTACCTACGTTAATAACTTCTACATCATCAGCGTCAGTAGTAATGTACATAGTAGTACCGTCCCCTGATGCTGTATTAAGCAAATCGTTTTGCAGTTCTGCTTCTGTTAACTCATTAGCACCTACTACTGATTCCTCAGTAATATGTGATAAAAGATCAGCATCACTGTCAAAATCCACAGATTCTTGCGTATACTCAACAAAGAATCCACGTTTCTTTAGATCAGCTTCTACTTGCAAACGGGTATACCCAACTCTGTTTACACGTCCACCTGTCTCGGAAAGAGCAGGAATTTTAGCAGCAATAGATCCGATATCTTTATTGCTACCATATATATGACCTCCAGTTTCCGCAATACTACCATAGTTCCCCGCAGCAGTTTGTGCGTTAGCTTCAGTAGCAAAGAATCCTGCAGTAGTTGCTGTGGGTGCATTCCACCCTGTGCCAGTTACTGCCTCTACGCCGTCTGACTCCCACGCCTGCCACTTAGATGGAGTAATAATTAAACCTGCTGCGTTTAAACCTTGATCGTTTATATTACGATCATCAAGCAAAGGAACATATACGTCCTGCTTAATTTTCTTACCCAGATTTTTAGGCATTGCTTTGACATTAGCCAAAGGAGAAAAATACTGTTTATCTCTAACAGCGATAATCGCTTTTTTCTCATAAAAATCAGTACGTGCCTGTGCACCGATAGACGAGGCAGTTCCCCCCCGCAGGATCATTGTATTCATTAGCCATAATGACCTCCTTTAATTTAATTTAAAATTATGCATACTTAGCTGTAAATTCATCATCAGACAATGTTAAAAAGTTAACATCCTGTTTAGAATTATTGCTAGTATTTGTTTGTTTAGTAGGAGCTGCCGCTTTACGATTTTGCTTACGCTTAACCGAACCAACATCTCCTATATCTGTTACGTTAGCTTGCACAGGTTCTTGCTGATTTCCATCAATAAGCTCCCCATTTTTAGCTAACATATCTATAATTTGTTTATATGCATCAACATCAGATACTCCAGATAACTTACCTAGAGCCTTATCTTGTTGCATAATAGCATTCACTTTATCATAGACACCGTTTAGCATATGATCATTAATTACCTTAATTACATTAGGGTTTTCTGATACAAACGTTTTACTCTTGTCATCCCATTCTGACGTTAGTAAGTCAATGGTTTTATCAAAAGTATCTGTGTGCTTTATGCTATCTAGTACTTGATCTAGTTCATACTCACTATCTGTTACAGTATAATTATTAGGTTGATAAGTACTGGCATTCTCTATGTCAATGTCATCAGGGTCTACCCCACTATCCTTAACTAATTTAGCAATAGCTTTGCTGTCATTTTTAGATAGATCAATTAAATTATTTAATCTACGTTCATCTAGAAGATTATTATTCTCCAACATCTTAATTAATTTAAGATTAGGTTTTAGTTTAGCCATTTGCTTCTGAGCACCTGCGCCCATCTGCATTAACCTAACTATATCTTCAGGTGATTTGACCTGCATAATTGCACCATTAGCTTTGAATGGAGCTGTTACCTGGTTGTATGCATTCTCGTAATTAAAAGTATCAGTCTCTTGAGGTGTATCCTCAGGTGTGTCTGTATCCTTTTCATTACTATCTGCATCAATAGATTCTGAATTAGTATCTTCAGTGAAAGGTTGAGCATCTGCTTGAGTCTCCTCAGGCAAAGTGTCCAGTTCTTCCTTTGAAGTGTCTTCTTCAACAATCTTTTGGTTGTCGCCAGTAGCATTATCATTTTCATTACTAATAGTATCATTAGCAATGCCTCTTTCAGTCGTAACTGTGTCAGTTGATTCTTGAGAATCTTCCGTTGCCGAGAGTTCTTCTTGATTCTTCTTTAAGAACTCATCATCTGAAAGGCCTAATACATTATCCATAATTAATTAACCTCCTCTGCGAGAATTTCTTCTCTGGTTTGTTCAAAATCTTTCATGCTAGTTTCCATTTCATTACCTCGACGAATGATCATATCAAAATAATTAGATAGACTACCTATCCCAACAATCATATTATCAATGGAATGTTGTTGTGATTCATCTAAGCTAGTATTACTTTTAGCCATAACTAATCTAGCTGCTTCTTCTTTGAAATAATCATTCATAATTATTTCTTGAAAGTGTTTATTCTCAGATAACTTATAAAAATTATTTCTCATTAAAATCAGTTTTTCTGCTGTAGTTATCTGTATGTCTACATGTTCTAAATCATTCATTGTTGAGTACTATCTGTTGGTTGTGCCATATTTTGAAAGGCTAATCTATCAAGATCGGATAATCTACTATGATCTTTAGATTCCATGTTTTGATTGTGCTTTAACGAAGTTATTTGATTCTCATGTTCCCTTCCTACACCAGATTCTTGTTCTAAAAAGTCTAAATCTTTTAAGTCAGACACACTGTCTAATCCTCTAGCTTTAGCCATTTCAGTTCTAGTTTTAGCTGTTTTATATTGAACATCTATAGCATTTTCTTGTCCTTTAGCAGTCTCATTAGCTATTTGTGCTTGTAGTAACT